TTATTGTGCGTCAGCTTTCTGACATGGTGCAGCAGCTTTCTGACGAGGTTGTCTCTTCGTTTTCGCCCTTGGATGTGGCGTGACATTCTCGACGTCACCTGGCTTAGCAATAAAACGCACAAACGTTTCATGGCTGACGAACGTTGCTCCACAGTTGATGTTCTGACATTGGTTATAACGCTCCTTTGTCTGGCTTGAGTGCTCGAAGCTGCTACGAGTATGCGCTGACTGACCACACAGAGGACACTTAATCATATTGTTCACCTTTCTTGAAATAACTGTCTCGAAATAACACCATCTCGTCTGGTGAACAATATACCAAAGATCTCATATTGAGATCAAGCTTTTATTTTGACATCCTCAGTTTTGATTTCAAAATCATCAATTTTAAGTTCGAGATCCAACGATGTTGTAAAGCCACTGTCATTAAGATTGTGGGTGACTTTGATGATTGTCCAGCTAGTCCCATTAATTTCCGGCTTAAATCCTTCAATATGAACGGGTGTTTCAGGGTAAATGTCAGCGCGTCCCTTTGCTAAGGCGATAGAAAACTCCGCAGCCCCCCGCTGCATCTTTTCCCAAACAGCTTTGGCAGCACGTTCCGCATTTTCCTTGTTAGAATATACACGGGAGAGTGTCAGAACATTTTCCTCAGCTCCCACCAGATAGTTTTCGGACTTTTTCTGTACCTTTGTTGTTTGATGATGCTCAGTCGTTGATTTGCTCTGCTTCTCAGAAGATAGACTTCCCCCAATATCGATGTTCTTTTCTCTATCGATATTTCTGTTATCTCTGTTTTTTCTTTTACTTTCTTTTTGTCCCTTTTTAATGTAATCGGGCTTATCCTTTACTTTTGTTTTGTGACTTGTTTTATGGCTTTTCTTCGTCAAATCAATGCCTTTTTTCTTCTCCAGATTGACCACACCAGTCTTAGCAGGTTTAGCGGAGATTACTTCACGAGGAGACTCAATTTTACGATCTTTTTCCTTTTTAAAGGTTGAGGATTCTTTTTTCTGGGCAGAATATTTCTCTTTTGGGATAAGATTTTTATCTTCTTGAACAGGAATTTCATCTTTTTGGACAGGGTTTTTGTCTTTTTTAGCGTTTCCCTTGCCCGATGATTTGTTCTCGCTGCTTCCATATTCAATAATAATTTCAACTTTCCCGCTCTTTGATTCTACCCGCTTCAATTTAACCGTCTGCTTAGTGGTTGTTCGTGTATCCTGCCATTGGGCAACAACACCGGTATAGGCTTCACGGTCAGACAGAGAAAATCGATGACTATCTCCTGATTCACGAGTAATCAGCACAGGCAGAATATTCTCACCACTCCCGGTCTTATTTTGTCCTTGGCGGATAAACAACAACTCCCCATTTTTGACCGAAGCAATCGCCCCTTCCTGCTTTGCCACCCGTGTCAAAAAGCTCACGTCAGATTCATTGGTCTGATCGATGTGCATAGAGATACCCTTCAATTCCTCGCTGATTTTAAATATCAGTTGGTTTCTCGCAGCAATCGTACTCACAATGCTCTCTAAAGTGTGTTCATGGTAAGACTCTTCGCGTTTAACATTCAGATCACCTCGAAAATCAGCACTGCGGGCACGAATTGTCAGCCGATCAGGCGCACCGGTATGTTCAATTTCATCAACGACAAATTTTCCCTTTGGGGTTAAGGAGTCGCCATGCCACCCCAATTCCAATTCTAGAATATCGCCTCGGGAAGGAAATATAAGTTTTCCATCCGCATCATCCAACTCAATATCGAGCTGGTCTGATTCCAAACCGCGGTTATCCGTCAGCGTTAAAGACATTAAACGCGATTGGATTTTCCCTGTAATATCCTTCTTATTAGTTTCCAACCGAAAAGCTGGCGCACCTTCTTTACCAGTGACCAAATCAAATTGGGGAATCCAATCTGTGTTTGGTATCCTCTGTTTAAGATCTAGCATTAGGATGCTCCTTAATTTCACCTATGGCCTTTCTCGTAAGACCAGAAGGCTTATCCAGTGATTTAGGTGGTTTGCCTTTTATATCAGATAATTGATCCTGCAAATCACCCAACATTTCAAACAAATTGTTATCAACGCGCCGTAAGGTCAGTGTAAAACTGATTTTTCTGGCCGCTCCGCCCGACATAAATTCCGTTTTTGTCTCATCAATGCTTTCGATAACGAACATTCCATAAATTGCGCCACTTCCATCAATGAAAGACCATGCCTTACCGCTGTCTGCCATCAATTTCAATGCAAACAGTGAAAGAGAACCGCCTGTCAGTTCAGGATAAAGTTCCCCCGATAGCGTGATCGTATCATTATCTGAACCAATAAATTGCCATGCAGGCCGTGCTCCCACACGGCTATTGAAGGCATGTCTCCAACTTTGTTTATATTGGAAACTTTGGTATGGCGTTGTTTTCAACATAAAAACAAATAAACCAAGTGCAGCCATCATGAGAAATCTTCTCCTCTATCAGAAAGTGAGCTACGCATACGGGCTTGCTGCATACGTTCCCGTTGTTCCAATTCCTGCCTGACCACACGGGCAATATCCTGCGCGGACTGTCCCTGAGCGCCATAGACATAGATGTTATATTGTGGTGCCCCGCTAGACTGCGGTGGCAGGCTTCGTTCCTTCTTCGCCTGAACAGCCTCATAAGTGTGAGCAGGCAAACTTTGCGCATGCAACGGTGCATCCTGTGCGGCAATAGGCAAAGACATTGAACTAACGGCAAGTCCCACGGCAGCGAGCTTCGCCGTATTTTTCCGGCTGGTTACATTGGCTGGGCCGCTAATAATTTCAGGGCCACGCTCCCCCACAATGCCGAATTTTCCGGCTGAAATAGATCCGCCTGTATCATGTTTAGTAACTTGTGCTGCTTGTTGCGTAGTTTCGCTATTAGTTATTTCCTTTGATGCTTTTACAGCTACTTCCTTTTTATCATCACCTGACCACCACGATTTGAATATGTCAGTAATAGAGGAAACTTTACCCTTCAAAGCTTCCCATTTTTCTTGAATACCCGTTAACAAGCTGTCGATCATATCCGAACCCGCTTTCTTTAATTTCTCTGGAATAGCTTGAACATCACTAACAATTTCATTCCATCTATCTGAAATTGATTTTTTGATGCTTTCCCAGATTTCCAAAGTATTCTGTTTAACGGATTCCCAAGCACCACTGATTTGAGCTTTGATATTTTCCCAAGTGGCAAGAACGCTTTGTTTAATAGATTCCCATTTCTCACTTAATAAGGCTTTAATCGCTTCCCAAACTTCTGAAGCGCTTTGTTTAATGGCATCCCAGTTTTGGTAAATAATGCCGATCAGTCCCCCATTCATGAAAAAGTTCTTGATACCTTCCCATGCGGCACTGACTATGTCTTTAATTCCCTGCCATGCATTGCTACAGACATTCTTGATGCTTTCCCACAAGGCTGTGAATTTTGGCCCCAACGTTCCCCAATTCTGCCAAATATAAATAGCAGCCATTGCGATAACACCAATAATGGCAAGAATCGGGTTCGCCATCATAGCCCGACCAATGAACATTATTGATTTTCCTAATACACGGAAAGTACTACTTAAAAAAGACAGGCCTTTTACACCAACATTTGCCAGAATATTTATACCATTACCCAAAACACCAAAAACTTTTTGACCAATATTCCCTAATATTCCCAGGCCTTTTCTTTGGTTTCCAAAAGTATCTTGACCTCCTTTGTTAGATAGCAAATCAGCACCATCATTAAGTGAGCCAAAAACTTTGTTTCCGGTTTTACCAAAAAAATCCATGGCGGCTCTCAGCGCTTCTAAAGCCTCAGTTCCCAATTGTGCGAATACCTTCAAGCCATCTCTTAAATTCTCCATAGCCTGAATACCCACCTGCGCAAATTTATTCAGATTGGCTCTTAATTCTTCCAGAGCCTGAACACCAATCTGAGTAAATATATCCAGACTGGATTTCAATTTATCCAGCGCCTGAACGCCCAGCTGAGCAAAAAAACTGAGGCTGGCTTTTAACTCTTCCAAAGCCTGCATTCCCAATTTAGCAAATACATCCAGGGGAGCTGTTAATTTATCCAGTGCCTGAACACCCAACTGCACAAATGCATCCAGTGTGGATTTTAATTTATCCAACGCCTGAGTTCCCAGCTGCGCAAATACATCCAGGGGAGCGGTTAATTTATTCAGGGCCTGAACGCCCAACTGCACAAATGAATCCAGTGTAGATTTTAATTTATCCAGCGCCTGAGTTCCCAGTTGCGCAAATATATCCAGGGGTGCAGTTAATTTATCCAGTGCCTGAACGCCCAACTGCACAAATGAATCCAGTGTGGATTTTAATTTATCCAGCGCCTGAGTTCCCAGCTGCGCAAATACATCCAGAGGTGCGGTTAATTTATTCAGAGCCTGAACGCCCAACTGCACAAATGAATCCAGTGTGGATTTTAATTTATCCAGCGCCTGAATCCCTAATTGTGCAAAGAAATTCAGACTGGCTTTTAATTCTTCAAAAGCTTTAAGTCCCAACTGTACAAATGCATCCAGACTGGATTTTAATTTATCCAGCGCCTGAATTCCCAATTGAGCAAAGAAATTCAGACTGGCTTTTAATTCTTCAAAAGCTTTAAGTCCCAACTGAGCAAATATATCCAGGGGAGCGGTTAATTTATTCAGGGCCTGAACGCCCAACTGCACAAATGCATCCAGTGTGGATTTTAATTTATCCAGCGCCTGAGTTCCCAGCTGTGAAAATATATCCAGGGGTGCGGTTAATTTATTCAGTGCCTGAACGCCTAACTGCACAAATGAATCCAGTGTGGATTTTAATTTATCCAGCGCCTGAACACCTAATTGTGCAAAGAAATTCAGACTGGCTTTTAATTCTTCAAAAGCTTTAAGTCCCAACTGTACAAATGCATCCAGACTGGATTTTAATTTATCCAGCGCCTGAATTCCCAGCTGTGAAAATATATCTAGGGGTGCGGTTAATTTATTCAGTGCCTGAACGCCTAACTGCACAAATGAATCCAGTGTGGATTTTAATTTATCCAGCGCCTGAACACCTAATTGTGCAAAGAAATTCAGACTGGCTTTTAATTCTTCAAAAGCTTTAAGTCCCAACTGTACAAATGCATCCAGACTGGATTTTAATTTATCCAGCGCCTGAATTCCCAATTGAGCAAAGAAATTCAGACTGGCTTTTAATTCTTCAAAAGCTTTAAGTCCTAACTGAGCAAATACATCCAGGGGAGCTGTTAATTTATTCAGGGCCTGAATTCCCAACTGCACAAATGCATCCAGTGTGGATTTTAATTTATCCAGCGCCTGAACACCTAATTGTGCAAAGAAATTCAGACTGGCTTTTAATTCTTCAAAAGCTTTAAGCCCCAACTGTGCAAATGCATCCAGACTGGATTTTAATTTATCCAGCGCCTGGATTCCTAACTGTGCAAAGAAATTCAAACTAACTCTTAAGGACACCAGAGCCTGAATTCCCAACTGCGCAAAAATATTCAGACTAACTTTTAAAGATACAAAAGCCTGAATACCCAACTGCGTAAATATATTCAAACTGACTCTCAAAGAGTCGAATGTTTTTATACCAACATTTCCAAATAGTTGTATATAACCAACCAGAGTTTGAAATACTACTTTTACTGCACCAGTAGTTACATTCAAAACCGCATTAATTTTATTCAGAATACTAAATAAAATTGTTATCTTTGGATTGATATTAATTACCAACTTATCTAACAATGTAAAATTGTTAGTCATATTCCCCGTTACACCAAGATTAAATTCGCTTTTTTTACTGGATGAATTTTCCTGTTTGATAATCTGGGTAGTTTGAATAATATTAGCTGATTGACTGGCAGCACTAACCTGCATCGTTCTTGTCGAATTCTGCCGCGCAGATAAAGATTGTTTAATTGTTTGATTATAGGCTTTAAGATCGGTGCGTATACGCGCAGTTTCCTGCGCATAACCCACGATAGGCTTTAAGCTCTCAACGGTCTTATTGAGTTTTTTGAACTGGTTATGAATTTTATCGACTGAATTTTCCAGCTTTTTATGATGCCGTTGAAAAGATTTAAAGGAACCGGTCAGCTTTCCAACGGTACTCAGCACCTTGTTTAGCTGTGACTGTATATTACTCATTTTCTGCACCACTTCTTAAAATGGCCCGATGTCGCCAATCCAACAGTTCCGACAATGACATTTCATCTGTCACTGCCGGTGACCAGTGAAAAACGGTGGCGATATCTGCCACCAATTCATCAACGGTTAATTGTTCTGGGAATCGGACTTGACCGACTTCGGCAACAAAAAATTGACCACCTCCACACTGAGATTAATCAGATCACCAGGTGACATCATCATTAGGTCATTTTTGGTCAATACAGGAGTGGTAACACGCGGCAGGACAAGCAGCATAGAATCCACATCCATTTCCAGCAGCGCCTGTAAACGTGCACCGCGCAACGCACCACTGGTAGGTTTGCGTACCATCACTTCCGTGATTTCGCCGTTACCTCGCGCCAATGGAGCTTCCAATTCGATGGTGCGCAGATCGTCATTTTGAGTGTTCAGTGTTTCTGTCATGGTTCAACCTTGTTTATCCGATTAAAAACCTGTCCCAGCAGGCATGGTTCAAACTCCGATGAGACAGGAAATAAGTTTTAAAAAATCTAATTGCTAAAAAAGCGATTAAAAAAGACCGATATTGCGGCGATGCTGCTCCAGACGATCTTCTCCGCCCACTTTCTCAACCATGTTGATGGTGTCGATTTCAATCAGCTCTTCGCCATCCCATGTCAGTTTGAAATAAGTGTTTTTCGCGGTGATTTTGGTCTGAGAGTTATCACCTTGTTTATAAGTGCCGTGATCGAACTCTTGGAAGCGACCACGCATCACAACTTCAACCGCAACCACATCACCGGTATCTTCGCGCTCAAAAGAGCCAGCAAAGCGCAACATAACGCCATCTGCTGTCGCAATGCCCCACTGCTTATACAGTTGAGATTCAATACCGCCCAGAGTGAATTCCGCATCCAATGCGCCTTCATCCAGACCCAGATCCACCATTGCGCTGCCGTTCATGCCGGCGCCACGATAAGCTTCCAGCTTGCGGCTTAACTTAGGAAGAGTCAGTTCTTCCACGATCCCCTGATAGTTGTTGCCATCATTGAACAAATTCAGGTATTTAAGTTTGCGAGGTAATGCCATCAGTTAGCCCCTTATTTATTGATACTTTTAGCGAAATTCATCAGGTAACTATCTGTAATGCGCTGGCGTAACATCATGTTTTCCAGTGGCGGTACAGGTGTATAGTCGTAATCGATGGTCAGTTTGCCTGCTTTCAGCGTGTCTTTATCGTTGGCTTTTTCGTCATACCAGCAACGGCCATCGATGATGTAACCACCAGATTTCAGTTCGCGAAACTTGGCATTAATACCTTCGATAATGTCGCGTACCAGTGATGGTGTCAGTGGTTTGTCGATTGCCCACATATGTGCGTCAGCCATGGTGTCAGCCAGAACTTGAGCGGTACGGGTGTAGCTTTCGAACTGGAACAGTGCGTCATCAGAGCAAGTACGGGAGCCCCAGAAACGGAAGCCGTTTTTGCGGATCAGAGTAGTGATGCCACTCTTGTTCAACAGATCAGCGTCAGTTGCGGTATCTTGCAGATCCCAGAAGACGTCAGCAGACAGACCGGTTACACCGTTAACACCCACGTTGGACAGTGTTTTGTGCCAGCCAGTTTCCTCGTCGATTTTGGCACGCAGGCCCAGAGCACGAGCGGTTGCATAAGCGATAGACTCGCTATTGGAAACAGTATCCCAGCTCAAGAAATCCGGCCAAATCAGCATCAGCTCACGCTGATTGAAGTTGTCGCGGTATTTGATGACTTCAGAGATATTTTTGCTGCCATAAGCGCTGACATACGCCATTGCTTTCAGCTTCTGAGCAACGCTGGCCAGTTCAATCGCAACCGCTTTTGAATCCAGACCTGGAACACCCAGAATACGAGGCTTAACACCGAGCTGACTTTGCGCCGCCAACAGTGCCTGCATACCCGTTTTCTTACCCGCATCAGTGACACCACCGATGATGTTAGAAACGGTTACTTCTTCAGATTCGCCCTCAGCCACACGAACAACGACGGTGACAGGCTGAGCCTGATCAGCAATCGCTTTCAGTGATGAGTACAAAGTTCCCTTTTTCCCTGCTTTGCCACTGGCGCTCATAACGTCAGTAATCAAAACTGGAGTGTTTAATGGAAATGTTTTTTCGTCTGCGTCAGGACCAGTACAAACCATACCCACGATAGCTGTGCTAACTGTGGTGATGGTGCGAGTACCTTCATTGATTTCCTGTACACGGACACCGTGATGATAATCTTGTGCCATTTTAGCGTTCTCCTGTTAAGGTGTGCCGCTATATTGACGGATTGGGTGGGGGAAATCATTCGATGGGAAATGTGTGGTAGTGGATACAAATGTATTTTGATATTTTTGTTTTAAATCAACATATTAAATGAATAAATATTAATTTTCAGGATGTTTTTGAGGATATTTACAGGTGTTGTTGGATAGAAATCCAGATTAATCAAATAACATACTCAAGTTGAGTGCTTTTCACACGACAATAAGTTCATTATTTATACTTATTCACATTTTTATAGGTAAATTGTTATTTTGGTTATTTTTTGATAGCCAAAAGTGGCTTATTTGAGACGTTGTTTTTTGGTTTTCAAGGTATATGGGGAGAGATTTTAGTGTCAAATCGTTGGGACTAGGTATTGTAGAAAACCTCGGTTTGACGGAAACCGTCGAAAAAGCCAAGAATGCTGTATCAGCCAACGGTGGTCGATATGTGGGAAATTTCTCATTTGGACAGATAGAAACTGTACCAACAGAACAGAATAAAGCCATGTTAGTATCTTTAGCAGGCAAAGAAGGAAGGCCAGCAAGAGAACTCGCATCATACTCCCAATACGAGTGGTATACTAACTCAGTTCAAACTGGAGTTGTTCGTGGTGGTAGTACAGATATTTTGGGCTACGGAATCAACATTAATAATGAGCGAGCGTTGAATCTATTCCCTAATGGTACGTTAGACGTTGCTAAGATTGATTTGAAAGATTATTCAAATTTTGATTCACATTATAAGGAAACTATCAATCTAGCCAAGAATGCTTATCCGATAACAGGTGGAAAACTAAATGGTGCATTAGTAGCTACAGGCATGGTTGCATCTCAAGGGGATGTCAGACAGCATTTTGCACTAACTGATAATGATGGGAAAGCACGGGCATGGATATATAAAGATAAAGGTGGCGATGGAATATATATCAATAATGGTTATGATGGTGGTGGGGAATGGCTTTTATCTAAAAATGGAGAGCTATATTGTCCTGGTGCAATAAATTCTTATTTAAGACATACCATCCAACATACTGGATTTGGAAGGATTCAATTTTTACATCAAAATACTAAAGACTATATATTGTTAGAAACAACTCAAGATGGAAAAGGAATCTATTTTGTTCAACGTAATAAAGATGATAAAAATCAATGGGTATTACGTTTCCCTCAAAAAGATGGGGTTGTAGCGACAACTGATGACATAGCTAGCACCAATAATATTCCTGTTGGTATTCCTTTACCATGGCCACAAGAAACACCACCTCCTGGTTATTTAATTTGTAATGGCGAAAATTTTGATAAAGCTAAGTGTCCTCAATTAGCATTAGCGTATCCATCCGGTGTATTACCTGATCTACGTGGTGAATTTATTCGTGGTTTGGACGCAGGGCGTAATGTTGACTCTGGGCGTAAGGCACTATCATGGCAGATAGATGAGTTTAGATCCCACAATCATGAATTTGAAGCTATAAGGAACGAAACAGGTAACTCAGTATGGGGAGACTTCTTTGGAACTGGTTCTGAGGACGGCAGAAAAAAATATCCAGTTAGTGATAGTGGTGGTAAAGAAACACGTCCTCGTAACGTTGCATTTTTATATATAGTGAGAGCAGCTTAAATAATTACTATATATTTATTATTGGATTAATAAATAAATTTAATCCGCGAAATAAAATATTCCTCTAATGACCCCTAGGTGATTTAATTACCTAGGGTATCAAAGATAAATAATTTTAAATCAGTGTGATCGTTCTGCCTATTGGGTAAATGTTACTCCATCTTAATTTATAATCTCGTGATGGTCTACCAAATGAAAATCTAACGTTATCAAACTCATTCACAGCTTTATATATATTACTCCATATCAGTAGTGAACCAATAGAATATTTAGCTAATTCAGCAGAACTATCCATTCCAGCCTGAATAAATTCAATATTTGTGTGATGATGGAATTGAGTTTTTGTAATGAAATGAAAAGCGCAAGGTTGGCCTTTAAAAAATAAAATATTGCCAAAAATCATAGGTTTTATTAAATGAAATAACTCATTTATCATTTCTTTATCAAAACTACATGTCCCCCATCGTTCTTCTACAAGTTGAGAATAAAAATCGGTTAATTCATCCGCACTAAATATTTGAACATCTACTAATTCACCACCAAATTTCATAAAACTATTTAGTCTATATTTGTATTTTTTATTTGATTTTTCTGATAAAGGCTTAGCTAAACATAATGATCTTTTGGCATTATGTTTGAAAGTTAAATTAATAATATTTTCTGAATTTAATGGTGAGATGAACTTAGACTTAATCGGTAATAGAAAACGAGCATTTTCACTTGAAGGTATCACTATTTCATCATTTGGTACAACAATACCTATTTCATTTGATAAAGGACAAGCAGGATCATTAGCTAAGTATTTATTATTCCATACACATATTGATGTGTTAATAGAATTTCTATTTTTATTTATGAAATATCTTTCTTTAAAATTATATCGTTCATGGATAAATTTTAATACGAGAGGATGAGTGGCTAAGTTACCACCAAAAGAAAAATAAGACTTTTCGTATTCAGTGAAGTTTGTTTCTTGCCATCCGAAAAGTTTGCATTTTAGGTCGAAAATATTCATAGAGAGAGTACTCGTTTTTCTATGCTGCTTGGCAGTATCTGATTTTATTGGGCTAATTCTAACGTATTGAGATTCAAAAATCTCACAGGAATATTATTGTTCAAGTTATCATTCACACTTTTAATCTATGTTCCTACTCCCAATGTATCAACAAGCCCCTCATATATGGTTTGTGAATCATAGCCATGTGAAGTATCAAAAGCAATCAACTGTTGAAAACACCATTTCTTTAAATTGTCCATAAATTTGATAACGCTGGTCAAAATTACTGTAGTCATTCGGAATGATTTTATTATTAAAATAAAAATGATCTGTAATTCGCAACAGGGCATCTGTTGTGTCATTTTTTAAATAAAGTGGGCCATCGCTAGCCCGACCACAGAAAAATTGACGTTCCCCATTAGTAAATCCAGCAACATAGGGCACGTCCGCGTCAATTGTCAGCTGTGGACAAATTACCTCCCCGGAGATTTTCCCGCCTGTTTTGCGGTAGGCATTTTCTGCCTGTTTTTTCGTTTCCGTCAAACCGAGAAATACGTTTATTCCCGTTCCGTCCTGCTGAATTGCCCGCTGGCTGGCATTATTGCAACGGCGAAAAATATCATATCCAATCGACGATTGGCATAGCATTAGAGAGATTATCATCCAGCTATAGAGCTGATTTCAGAATCATCAATAGCAGCAACTATATTAATTTACCCAATTTTTATTCGAGCGGGCGCGGATTATTCATGCGCCCGTCAACCTCACCTGGTCAAATTGTCCCTGATTCATTCCGTGCTCACTCACACCCTGACGTTGTCAGCAGTATCAGCAATGATCGAGTTAATTATGACGACAACACGGCTGTGGCTTGGTTTCGTTCTATCACCAGTCGTTGGGCAGGCCATAGCAGAGCTGAGGCTATGACTGGCGGAACAGAAACAGCACCAGTGAATATTGGTATGACCCCGGCTATATTTTTGGGAGTATAAAATGAAAAATTATTATTTTGATGAAACGGATGTTCATCACCCGTTTACATTTATTACAGATGCAACTCCGGGGTCATTCCCACCTGATAATGCCGTCAGAACTGCGCCACTGACACGTACAGGTCATTGGCCGTGCCTGATTGACGGTGAATGGCGGTTGTTGCCTGATAATCGGGAGAAAATTATTTACAGCATAATAACACTGCAATCAATCCGGTGTCAGGAGATTCTCATTCCTGATGGGTATACAGAGCTAGCACCCCAAACAGTATTTGATAAATGGGACGGCCAACAATGGGTAACGGACACTGCCGCACACCAGGCGTATGAAATACAACAAACGGAATATGAAAAAAGGCAATTACTGAGTTCGGCAACAGAAAAAATTGCTATCTGTCAGGACGCCGTTGATTTAGGTATCGCTACCAATGCAGAGAAATCCGCATTAACCGAATGGCGTCAATACCGGGTGCTGCTCAATCGAGTTGACTGTACGACTGTACCCAATATCCAATGGCCGGAGCAGCCGAAGTAATCACAGGGGCAGTTTGCCCCTAATATCTATTCTGATTCAGATGCTTTTCTCTGTCGTTGATTCCAAATGGAACTCTCTGGCATCTGAACACGAACGTCTAATCGACAACCCTCTGGAATATCACAAGGTTCACTATCTGCATAATAAACCTGCTTACCTTCCACTATATTTTTTACCCGCCAGTTCTGGAACCGTTCAGGCAAATGGACATGCTGGCGGTGGAAAGTCTCAATCGTAATGCTACCATCTTTCTTCACTTTGTCATCAATGTAAACCAGTTCCAGTCCATTGTTATTTTTCGGTGATGAAATGCCACCATGTAATCCCCACGCCCCATCGGCGTTATATCCCAGTATACCAAAAATCTGATAATGACCGATACCGAGCTTAGTAACAATAGCGCCTTGTGATTCGTCATTAGTTGTTAATGTGCCATCGGGATGGATTTCCACTATCGGAGAAGATATTTTGAGATTTCCATTAACATCCGGTTTAGCATTCATATCATCCCAAAATTTACGGGTAATTTTAGAATGAGAATTTATATAATCTGTACGATATGTATCGCTTCTATGCATAAAAATTAAGCGATGACTCCATACATCGTCTACCCCTTCACTTGATGTACCACTTAAGTTGCTAAATCTTAACTGAACTCCAAACTCAGGTGATATGCCATATCTATTGAGGAATGGAGCATCAGGTGTAAACCCAGAACAACCATTGTATATATTTTCCCATCCATCCAGATTAGTAAGACGCATTGAATCATTAATTGATGCTGCTCCCACATCCTGAGCATTCAAATTAACATCTGCAGTCAATGCCTTCCCGTTAATTTCCCGTCTATTGGGAACGGCATTTTGGGCTTGATTTCTAGTTTCCGCCAAACCGAGGTTTAGTGAAAATCATTCCCAAAACCAAATAAAGCAATGCTCAATTACATCATCAAAAAATTATCAACATTTACAGTTTATTATCTTAAAATTTCAACAGTCACTTTTCACGCCTTCTGATGAAGGTATAGTTGAGATGGATCTATTACTGATAAGTCATGTTTCATAAGAGTGTGTTTGATATTTAAATAGTTACCGATAATTTTTGAACAATCATTGATAATCCCTTAAATTAAATTGAATATTGCACTTCAGAATTGAATCCAGATATCCAAGCCTGAATTGCATCGCTTTGATCTATAAATATTTCTAAAGTTAACTTAAGATCTTACCTTGATAACTTGATAACTTGATAACTTGATAACTTGATAACTTGATAACTTGATAACTTGATAACTTGATAAAAAATATACTATTTAATTAATCAATTTTTTATGCTAAAATGCTAATTTTATAACAACATTAAGTAAATAATTAATATGAATAAGTATTTGAAAATATTAAAAAATAAATTATTTTATCATGTATGCGAATTATTTCCTGAATTCGTAACAAAATTAATTTATAAAGAAAGATTAAATAAGAAACTTAATCTAGAAAAACCAGTAACATTTAATGAGAAATTACAATGGTTGAAATTAAATACATATAAGGATAGTAAACTTGTTACCAAATGTGCTGATAAATTTTCTGTTAGAGACTATGTGAAAGAAAGAGGTTGTGAAGAAATATTAATCCCCATATATGGAGATTGGAATAAAGCTAGTGATATTGATTGGGGTAAATTACCAAGCAAGTTTGTCATTAAATGTAATCATGGCGCAGGCTATAATATAATATGCAAAAATAAAAATTTTATAAATACAGAGGATACAATTAAAAAATTAAATATTTGGATGGAAGAAGACTATTGGCGCAAAGCTGTAGAGTTGGTATATAAAGATATACCAAAAAAAATAATATGTGAAAAATTCATTGAAACATCAAAGGGTGCATTGCCTTATGATTATAAGATATTTTGTTTTAATGGTCAGCCAGAATTCGTTATGATTTGTACTGAAAGAGAATCAAATAAGCCAAAATTTTATTTTGTGGACAAAAATTGGCAGCTTTTACCCTATGGTGTAGATTATCTTGATGCTAATATTACCAAACTAGAAAAGCCTCAAAATTTTGAAAAGCTATTCTACTATGCTATGAAATTAGCCCAACCATTTCCATTTGTACGAGTTGATTTATATCTAAATGATGGTGTCATAAATTTTGGAGAACTTACTTTTATTCACTCAGCTGGAATGGATAAAGAATTAAATAATGAAAAACATAAAAATATTGATAAAATTATTGGTGATTTTGTTAAATTAGACTTAAATAACAAACAGCCCATTTAATTTAAAATATAACATGTTTTTTTACATCAAGTACCAATTGGAAAAATTATGAATAAAAACGAGCTAGCAATATCAGTGATAATGTCCGTTTTTAATGGAGAGGAGTTTTTATCTGAAGCAATAAACTCCATTTTAAATCAATCAATTAATGATTATGAATTTATTATAGTTAATGATGCTTCAACTGATAGAACTACTCATATTCTATCGGAATTCCAACGTAAAGATAAACGAATAAAAATAATTAACAATATTGAAAACATTGGGCTTGCTAGATCTTTAAATGCAGCTATATTGGCAGCCAAAGGGAAATTTATAGCTAGAATGGATGCTGACGACTTCTCATTCCCTGGTAGATTACAAGCCCAATATCAATACATGGTTAATCATCCGGATACTATAGTCTGTGGTACAGCAATGAGTATATATGAGGAAGTTAATAATAATAAGACACCACCATTGAGTCATGAAAGAATAATATCTAGTATCATATTTGATTGTCCATTCTATCATCCCACGGTAATGATGCGAAAAGATATTTTGCTAAATTTAAATCCTATATATCCTGAGGATTACAAAAAGGCTCAAGACTATGGTCTATGGGTTAAATTATTTTTAATATCAATTAATAAAAATTACAAATTTATAAATTTACCTGATGTATTATTAAAATATAGAACACATCCAGAAAAAAACAGAATAAACTACTATAATGAGCAAATGTTTTACGCAGCTATGTCTCAATTTAAATTAATGTCTGCTTTAGGCATTAAAATAGATCTTGATAGCATTATCAAGATGAATTCTTCAGATAAATTATCAATAGGTGAAATCATTAAATTAAATAAAGCGTTAAAAACGATAGCTCCAAAGATAATATTTTTATCGTCAATTGAATACAAAAAATATATTTATGAAATTTTGATTTTAAAAAAATTTAAGTTATATTCTAGAGTTAGAGTTAATAGTGTATTGGGTGTTTTATTGAAGGTTTACTCTAGGTTATTATATCTCACTAATAGAAAAAAAATAAAATCATTACTGTAAATAATATAATATAAAATAAAGTATTGCTAATATAATAATTTGACATCTATATATTGAGGCTTGCCATGATACCTATATTATCTATCATTGTTACTGCACATAACTTTGAAAGTTTTATATACAATTGTTTAGCTAGTATAAAAAAATGTATTGAATCTTATTCTAGACATGAGGTTGAAGTAATATTAATCGATGATAAATCAGTCGATAAAACATCTAATATTATGATAGAATTTGCAAATTCAGAGAAAGGCTTCAAGTATCTCAGAACTGAATTTGGAAATATTGGAAAGGTAAGGAACTTTGCTATTCAGAACAGTAATGGTCAATATATAACATTTATTGATGGTGATGACACTATTCCTAAATTCGATATAGCTAAAGTAATAGATTTTTTAGTATCTCATAAAGTTGACATTCTGATCTCTAGAATAAATGATGTGAATAAGGAGTCTGATTATGTTGGTCAGTCAATTTTTGCATCTCCATCCAAACTAACACAGCACAAAGCCATACAAGAATTTTTAATTCACAAAAAATTTCAAGCACATTTATGTAGTAAATTCTTTAATAAATCTTTATTAAAGAATTTAAATATCCCTGAGGTTCCTTGTTATGAGGATGCTTTAATTTTTCCCGATCTTTTAATAAAGAGCAAAAATATTTTTATAACAAATTCTATCTTTTATAATTATATAAAACGCAGCAATAGTTTATCAAATGAAATTAATAATTATAAAGCAGACATTATGGCTGATGTAATTTTATATATGAATGAAAAGTTCGATGGTAAGTATCGAAATCTTGTTGCAACACATGCTGTTGAGCATATTTTGAAGAATGAAAATCTATTATCCTATGAGAAAAAATTAAATCTTAAAAGATTAATCAAAGACATCAACAAAATCTCATATTTTATTGATCCTCATGTGAGATTTAGCTTCAAGAAAAAACTATTAAAATTGTAAAAAATTTTTGTATAGCAAATCGTTAAGGCTACTGACAAAGTGCTGGTTTTATCCGGCACTTTGCTTTTATCAAATTTTATTGACCAATTTTGAATCTGAAGTGACTTCTGAATTATCAAAATTACAGACTGTAAGCGTTGATAATTTCTGTAAAAAATTGTTAGAACCGACATTCCGCACTCAATTCAGGAATAAAAAGACTCATAGTATTGCCCTAATATTTTCAGTAACGCATTTTTATAGGGTTGCATTCCTATCACCATCCGGTGTTCTTGGAATTCGAAGGTGCTAATTCCTTCAAAAGTCAAAAAAAACCAACGGTCCGTAAGGATTCAGTCGGTTGATTTTTCATATCCGGATAAAATGCGGCGTTTTGTTTTAGCCCAGTGCGGATTTTATGCTCTAGGGCGGCATAAACCATTAGGTTACACGTCATGACCATCAATAAGGCTTTTATTCGTTCTGGTTTTTCAGGTACAGGGAGGACGTCAGAAATTCAGGGCTTTTCAGAAACTGGAAGCCACGCTCCACCTTTTGCTGAGCTTTGTAATTGGCGAGTAATGCCCCATATCAAGCAATTCATTGTCAATTTCATTGGTGGCAAAATGAACATACCCACCTTGGGCTTAGCATAAGCAGCTTTATCCTGTTGGCTGTAAGTCCGGCCTGAGAGCTGATAATGAACTTGAGGTTGCTTATCTTTCCCCAGACGCCCATGTCCTTCATAAGTGGTGATTTTCTCTGCCCCTGGGGGGGATCAATACCGATAAACTAGCATCCGGACTCAAAATCACGCAACGCTTGCAAGGCATCCGCCTGACAGGCAAATGCTTTTTTGCACAGTTTTTCAATTCTTTTTCAGTCGACTTGAGCGTGTTTTCCTCAAAAGCCTGCCCCTCACGTTAGTCTGCAGCTTCACTGCAAACTAACAACCATCGTTGTGGAACACCGCCATAACATGACTCCATCCAACCGCCTGCATAACCGCCGCTAAACGCGTGTAGCTAGTTGGAATTCACCGTCAAAAGCTGCTGTTTTGCTTCCCTGATGGTTAAGGCACACGAGTAATAAGTTTTTGTTGTTACTGATGAAATGACGCTATTGATGCTTCAGTATAAAGAGCGGCATCGGCAACAAAGTAACGGCTGTTTTGAGCCGCTCTTAGGCACCGAATATGGTTTTTGGTCACTTCAGCGAAGGCTTTTGCCTCATTGGTATTCCCGCTCATCGCCTGCATGTAAAAACCACCGTCAGAGAAGGTGGCTTTTACTAATATTGGGGTGTATTAGAGCTAGTCTAAATGTATCTATTCTACTCGAAACCATCCCATTAACATAATATACGAATTGGTTATATTGATAGCCGAATTACTACCAGAATTTCCCGTTGTACCTGAAATTGAATGAGTATGCGCTCCAATGTGCACTGTATGAGTATGAGCACCATCAGTACTGGTTTTATACTTATAATTATCGCTATCAGTCTCGCCTGAACCTACATTATTTCTCGTGTTATCATAAGTTCCATATCGGGCACTTTCTGCATATGCTTCCCCCCAGCCACTATCATGAAAATGATTTCCACTAGAATTAGTAGTCTTAGCTCCATAATCAAAACTGCTGGTAGTTGCGTTAAACTGGTGATTGTGAGATGGAATTTGTGCACCTGTAAGTGTTATTGAATCATTTCCACCGACAGAGAGTACATCGGAACCGTTTTGGTTAGCTAAACGAATGGTTTTATTTTCACCAATATATTTCCATTGCGTTTTAGGGAAAAGAGTATTGGGATTTTTATTCTGAGCAAACCATACAACTATTCCTACAGGATATAGCATATCTGTAATACTAGATCCGTAAGGCGTTACTGTATCATCATAATCTTTTCCTAATAGCGGGTCATCAATAGCATAAGATTTAACCGTCCATTTAATCTCCCGCTTATCAGAATCACTCACGCTATGCCATATTTCTACTTCATCTTCTTTACGAGAATAATCTAAACTATTGAAATTACTAGTAACATGATAGGTTAATCCTCCTCGTAAATAACATCCACTATATACACGGCATTCTGTGATATCGCCAGATTTCCAATCATAGTATAGAGGGTACTTACCATCAACAGACCTCGCAATACTCATCATGCCATACTGAATCTTTTTGACTGTATTGCGATAACGTTGATTGATCCGTTTTATATTCAAGTAGTGAGCATCTCCTCCCCAGAGTGTATCGCTTCCTTCTATTTGTACCTCTAGCCCAGCTAAATGAGTTACATCTTTCCCAAATGGATTTTTATTCTCCCGATTCTCGGCGTAATTACGGTGTATTGTCAGCCATGAATTAGCTCCATGCTCATTCAACGGAAATCTCCACCATACCGGATAATACCGATCACTACTCAAACCCGTTAGATCTATCGTCTGGTTAAAACGGGGCTCTCCCTGAACATCCTCTGAATTCAGTGTGACATCATTCACCAGCGATTTCCCATTCACCTTCCGTGAATTGGGCACTGAGTTCTGGGCCTGATTTTTGGTTTCCGCCAAACCGAGGTTTTCTACAAACTTCGGCTTGTTCGGAATATCTGCACCATTCTGGTTTTTCTCCAGACGAGTATTCGCATTATTATTTGCATTAGCCGCATTCTGGTTTGCAGTATTAGCCAACGCTTTCGCTTCATCAACCCGAATATCTGTCTCGCCTTTGGAATATGCACCCACATCCCCAGAATTCAGCGCAATATCCGCATTCAGAGCTTTACCATTAACCTTACGTCCCGTTGGAACGCGGCCATCGGCATTATCATTCGCAGCTTTCGCCTGCGCTTTGGCATCATTCACCCGTGCATCGGTTTCAGTTTTGTTATATGCATCTACATCAGAAGCCTTAAGATGGATGTCTTCCGACAATGCTTTCCCATTCACCTTGCGACCAGATGGCACTCGACCGTTGGCATTATTATTCGCCGCATTAGCAAAGTCATATGCCGCCTTCACCGCTTTCGGTGTTGCCGCATGGGTTTCGCTGTTGCTATCCACTGCGCTGCTCAGGATGACAAATCCCTTCTCTTTCAGTGTCGCGTCAGGATGATTACGGCTGTTCGAATGCTTCTGAATGGAGTCATCAACATATTCGCGAGTTGCCAGAACCACAGACGGGTCAACTTTCAAGGTCACCGACTCGGTACTACTGACAATCAAAATCATGCGGATTGTCTGGGTACGGCCGGAACCTTCCTGTAATTGTGGTTTGTAGCTTTCCGCGCAGTTCCCGACAGCAATCAGAATGCCATCTTTGTCAAACAGGCCGATTTCACGGATCCACCAGCCACCTTCGCTTTCAGGAATAACCTGTTCAGAGATGATCTGGTTAGTGTTTTTGGGATCGATGCTCAACGTATTGATCGCTGCACGACGCTTTTCATTAATCAGTTTGGTCTGCTTAGTATCTGGTGTTGGCAGGCTGCCACCACCATCACCGACGGCCATATGGGTGATTTCAATTTTTGTACCCAATGCCGCAGCATTCGCCAACTTATCTGCGCCTAGCTGCGTCAGCAGCGCAAAATATTTGGTACTCATGGTCTAATCCTCATGTCATCAATAATATGTATGCCCATACCCACAACGTCTGAGCCGGATACTGTTACTTGTTCTGGGAAATAGGGGTAAACCGTCAGCTCGTCACCGCTGTAACTGGCTGCCGAGTAGTAATACTCACCGCGTGTATCCAGATTGATGTCTAATCCAATCAAATGTCGGCTGACTGGCTTGGCATCAGAAATCAGTTTTTCCAGTTCTTCGAACATTTCATGGGTGATGCCGTTTTCCAATACACCAATATCCAGCCGGAAGGTGCCTGGTACATCATTGGTCTGCCACCATTCCTTTACGCGAATGAGATACCCCAGCGGTTCAACGACCCGCCGAATTGCACCAATCGTTCCTTTATGTTTATGCAGGAATAGCGAGCTTTTGATCACTTCTCTTTTGATGCTCTCCGACCAGTGTTCGTCCCAGCGATCCACTGACCACGCCCATGCCAGATAAGGCAGCAACGTTGCCGGACAGGTGTCTGGGTTCCACAGTTCACGCAGCGGCACTTTAATCTTCTGCAACTCGGCACAGGCTTTGGCCGCAGCAAGTTCTAGCTGGGTTGAGCCCATCGGCAGAAGGCGATCATTCATCTGAACCTCCCATCATCAGTGTGGTTTTGGTGCAGTAAGACACCTGAGTTTTATCCAGCACCACATCTTTCAGCGGGGCTTTCAACTCCACACGCTGGATGCCTTCCACATGCAATGCGGCATAAATTGCCGACAAGCGAATGTCACGCCCCAGACGATGCTGTGCTTCAACGTAGTATTTCAGCTTCTGCTCAGCCGCTTTGCGGATCGGTTCTGATTCCGGTGTCGGGAAGATATACAGCACCGCATCAATTTCATATTCCACAATACTCGCCGACTGGACTTGCAGGCGATCCGCCACCGGACGCACGTTTTCGTCGTTCAGCGCTTTTTCGACTTTATCCAGCAGCTCTTTCGATGCCACGCCTTTATCTTCACGGGACATAATGGTCACGGTGACATTGGCTGGTGACGGGCTGATAGCCGAAGCATCAGCAACCCGACCGTCCGCACTGCGGGCATGGAATTCATAGGAACCAACTGGCCCAGCCACACTCAAACCTTCAAAAGCCTGTGGGATGCGAACACGGTAGTCGTTGTCAGATTCCATTAGCGCTGGTGTCGGTGGTACGGTGGAGTTATCCGCAGGGCTCAAAACCATTCGGGCTACGTTATTGTTCACACCTAATTGATCCAGATCGCTACCTGTCGAATAGGCCACCATCACCGCACGGGCGGCTTCGTTGACGCGTTGACGCAAGAGCAATTCGCGATAAACGTTCTCTTCCAGCAATTTGACCAAAGGTTCTGATTCCAGTTGCAGAGTTCGTGCAATCGCATCCTGCTGTTCTTCTGGATAGAGCGAGATCAATCCTTCTTTGCGCTCTTCCAGCAGTTGTTCATAATCTAGTGGTGCCACCACATCCGGTGGTGGCAACTGGCTTAAATCGATTGTTGGCATGACTTACCTCACCGGGAATGGCTCACCGGAATAGAAAGTGAAAATTCTTTGGCGGATTGATGATAAGTTCCCGCAATATCCACCACCATTTCACCGTTCTGCCGGGTCTCCATTGTGATTGACGTAAGCATCACACGTGGCTCCCAACGGCTGATAGCGGTATAGCTGGCCGCCATGACCTGAAGCCGGAGCGCCGGGTTCTGTGGCCAATCGATCAGTTCTGGCAGCAACGAACCGTAAGTACGGCGTGCTATGCGGCTGCCCACGGAAGTTAATAAAATATCGCTGACGGATTGCCGGACGTGAGCCAGATCTGTCAGTTCTCGGCCCGTCTGCCGATTCATTCCCAGATACATCATACGGGGCCTCCTGATGTGTCACCGCCTGACCTGACGCCGGTGTGTTTATGAGAATCCACGACCACGCCGTTGGAACTGAATGTGCCGCCGGTGTGTTCAATATTGCCCGTCATTTTGCCGCCATTGCGCACGATCAAATTCCCCGTGCTCATTAGCTGTGTACAGATGACTTCCGGTGTATCCAGTGTGATTCTGGTACTGGCGACACAGGTGATTTCCGGTGCGGTAATATGGACGGAATCCGAAGCAGTCACTGTCGCGGTTTTGATGCCGGTCACAGTCAATGCGCCTGATTGCGGTTCATATTCCATCACTGCACCATCCGGAAACTGGATATGCGTCGCTTCTGATGATGTCGATGGCGCCGGAAACTCATCTGAAAAAATCGCAGGCAATACAAAGGCGGTGGTCAGTTCTCCGCCTATGGACAGTAATAAAACCTGCTCACCGACACTGGGCGCCCACCAAGTGCGGGAGTTTCCCGCCCTGGATGTCAACCAGTTCAGCCAGTTGGTTTCAAGGTTGCCTGTTGCAACCCGGCACATACCCTTTGTGGTGTCCACTTGGGTGATGACGCCGGTTCGGATCAGGTTGCGCATTAAGCGCAGCAGTTCAGTGAGTTGTGTGTTCATGACGTAAGAATGCCATGAAAAAACCGGGCAGACATTAAACGGGATTTGTAGGAAATGTCATACAAACCCCGTTTAAAAAACACGTAAAATCAATAGAATAAAAGCCTTTTTCCAACGTAAAAAAAGGCTTTTGGGGTCTGCTGAACGATGTTTAAGTGAAGGACAATATTTACGGTTTACATTGACGAACGACTTCAAGTACATACTGTTGCAGGTAATCTAATTTGGCCTGATCGCTGATGATTCCGGCTCGGATATCGTAAATAGCGCGTCCAGCTTTTGCAGTGAGTTCGACTTGGGTTTCATCGCCCACGCTGCGGGAGCCGGTATCTCGGTTTTGGGTGAGCTGACAGGTAGCAAGGTTGGCGGCGGCGATTTGCACCCGACGATGACCAGCGGCAATGTCAGCGCGTAAAGCGGCATTTTCTTCGGTAACATAGGTTAATTTTCCTGAATAATAATCATCCAATTGCGCAACCCGGCTCTGTGCATTCTTCATCTGTTGGATGGCGGCCAACGTCTCCGAATGCGCCTTCTGACTGATAGTAACAATTTGAGCAGCATGTTGCTGTTTCAAACCCGTCACTTCACTGAGGAACAGTGAACGGTGTCCCCACCAGCCAAAACATCCCCCAATGACAAGGCTGACAAGTAAAGGTACTTTCTTCATCGATCTAATCCCCAGCAAACCAGTTCAGCCTCCTGATCACGCCGCAGAACCTGGCCATAACAGCCATTCGGCTGTCCTTGGGTTTTTCGACAGTCACGTCCGCCGTCATAGACCCAGCGTTTGATCTCTGCACATGCGCCTTTTTTATCGCCGGCGTTGAGCTTGCGATAAAAGGTGGAAGAAAAACATTTTCCGGGGCCGATGTTATACGGGCAGAAACTGGCAATACCAGCAATTTGCGGCTCAGTCAGCGGGACGTGGACGTTCTTCTTCACCCAATCAATCGCCTTGTCGGCTTCGATCCGGTTCAAAACATCACATTGTTCAGGCGCTAGTTTCATTCCTTTATATACCGCTTTGCCATCAATGCGCGTCACGCCGCGACATATTGTCCAGATGCCGCCGCCATCCTGATAGGCAGACAGTCGATTGCCTTCTTTCTCATCCAGAAACTGCGAAAGAATGACAGAAGAACTGGCGCCACCAATAATAAGACCAATAACCACCCGGCTGAGTCTGGTTTTGATATCCTGCATATCACAGCTCTCTTGGTGCTTGATGTATCAGCTCGCTGACTATCTTGGCTGATTTCGACGCAGACTCGATATCCAGATTTTCCAGGATGTTTTTCAGGATATTTTTCAGAATCAAGGTACGTTTCATCTGCTCCCGACTGTTAAGTCGATAAGTCAGGATACCGAGGGAAATGCTGGCGAACGCCCCGAGCAGAAAACTCCACTCATATAAAGAAAGGCCAGAAAAAATGGCTGTGATGCTGGCGCAGGCATAAGTTGCGTGACTGTATTTATCCATGCAAACCCCTTAATCCCAAAGCTGGATAATCGGCTTGGTGGCAGCGGGCATGAACTCCGGCATTTCAACTTTCGTTCCATGAGGCAATACCGCGCCAAAAGCAGCCAATCCGGGGTTTGACAACAGCACACGTTCCGTCATCCCCAGCGTTCGGCCATAATGACGCCAGCACAAGGCATCAACCGTCTCATTTTGTTGTGCGATAACTTGCATACACTCTCCTTTTCTTTGCAGAAAATAATCAGTAAATCGAAGAGTTATGATCGAATAATCAGAGAAATACCTCAATGAAGTGGCATTGTTGGGAAAATAGTACAAATGAACATCGACGGATGTTGTAAACACATATTAAATAGCACGGGGGCAGGTAATAATTTCCTGCCCCCGTGCTATTTAATCCATTATAATAATTTGTCATCCATTGAAGGATATCAACACTCTGTCGGGTTTAATCTGGCAGCCAGCTATCATCCTCCCAGACGCTTTGAATAAGTTCCATCATCTGGTCATGTTCACTACTGTCTTTGGTTCCTGTCACTCTTACGGAGCTACTGCTGCTAACTGCAATTCTAAAATGCGTATCGGGATACTGCGGTAAAATTCTTTTTTTCAGTTCACTTTCAAGTGCAGACATCACTGATTCAGAAACATTAGCTCGTTTATCGAAAAGTATCTCCACTCTCATCATTTTCACCTGCAAAATTTATTCGTCTGTTGAACCTGAATTTCTTAACGCTTTCTCGATCAATAAATTATTTTCTAAGTCACTTCTATGGACATTAAGTCGATTTTCATGAGGTGCAGATAACTCAGCTATCCAGACCAACGCCAGTTCTTTGTCTTCCGCATGATTGCATTCGCAACTTGTTGCCATTCTGGCAATAAAATTAATACGTTGCGCTACCAATGATTCCATAAGAGAGTCCACTGATATACCCGCCTCCATATAAAAACTGTATGCATATACAGTACACGTAATGGGTGAAAAATTAAAGAAGTTTTTACCTTTTCTAGTGACTAAATGTGATAGTTAATACCTATTATGTACTGTTTTTGCAGAAATATTTGCCATATTGATTATTTTATCATCCTCATCAATCCTGTAGTTTACATACCTCTTCATTGACCTATCTACCTGTCCATCCGTACAGTTATTGACAGAACTCCAAGAGGGCCATTTAGTGTTTCTTTTATAGACAATATGTCCTGATGTCGGAGCAGCATCAAATTTCGGTACAATAGTCCATTGGTGAATACGTGTGCAGATAAATTCCACACATGATAGAAGTGGTGATGTCACTCCTTGTATGGTGTAAACATCTTCTCCATAAGGGCTACCAAACGGGATGTGTTTATAAGACAAACGAATAACCAGATCACGACGAGCAACCCACGGCCCACCCTGTGCCTGAATATAAGCTGCCCAATTGCCTTCATCGGCTGCCTGCAAAACCGCATTGACTTTGTTATCCGTTAAACACACTTCTCCAAGGCGACGAAGTTCTCGCCAAACGGAAACCGGCGCTCCACCGATTTGCTGAAATTGGCGAATGCGCCAGCGACTCGCCCATGCCGTCACCGATTTCGCCATATCGCGCAGAGGTGCCCCGGTTTGATGATCTTTTTCATCTTCCAGCGCATAACCATCAATATTTTTGGATATATACTTAGCGATATAGCCTGTCGCACTCCCTTTATCAGGATCTATCGTTCTGTAATCAAAACGCGCTTTTTTGGCATCATCGCGTTGCAATTCAGCTTTCTCTTCCTGGCAAGCGTAATGCTCAAGGATCGCCCTGACCTGCCGCTGATGTTCCGGCAGCATAAACAGCAGAATATGCCAATGAGGAGTGCCGTCATGGTGCGGTTCCACCACTCTGAAACCAAATAGATTAATGCCGGCGCGGGCGATTGCGGCACGGGATTTTGCCCATATGCCACACAGGTAGCGTTGAGTATCGCGGGGCGTCGCACCGTTCCAATGTCTGACAAACCCGCCCTGATGCTGAACCGCATGGTATTTTGCCGGCGCCGTGATGGTATAGAATTCACCAACACATCCCATTTTATCGGCGACATCTTCGAAACCGCGCATTCTGACCATCAATTCACAACGTCGAATAGCGGGATTCGCATTACTATGAACCACCGTTTCCGCCAGCGAAATCCGTTCTCCGTTCTCATTTTCCAAATCAAAATGTTTGAAAAACTCACGGTTACGGCGTTTCTGTTCCAACCATTCACGCAAAGCATAGTTCGAAACATAAGGCGATGCGGCTTTTTGTACTTGCCCAACCGCAATTGCCATATGTTCAGACTGGATTTCACGCAGACGTTTTAACCGAAAATACCACCAGCGGGCAGACATCATCCGCAACATACCAGCACAAAGTTGATCAACAGACGGTACTTTACGTCCATGATTAAAACGCTGCCAGTAAGGAGGATTTGTACCACATTGTAAAGTCAGCTTCGCCAGTAATTGGTATAACTTAGCGACACGGGGGAACAATTCACTTTCACTGTCAACCGGCGCAGCTTGATATTGTTGAGAAGACTGCAAGGAGTAATGCTCATAGTTGCCCGCAATAAAAACAGATATTTCATGAGCGAGCTTCAAAAGCTGTTTGCGATCGCATGTCACCACCTTTTCCAATTGCTCAATAAAAGGAAAAGGTGTTATGCCTGATATATGATGGGTGAATGAATATCTTGCCTTAACCAACTGCAACCGCGGCAAGACATTTTGTCCAACCGTTCTTCTCAGAAAGGCGTTCGCATCGCGGCGGCCTGAATGGTTAAAGATGCCAACATAACGGCGGCTGAAATACTTTGCCAGAAAATCCGGCATCTGCCCGATATACTGGTGGCGCCATTGGTGATCTTCCGCGTTGACTTCCCATAATAAACGTTCAGCCATTGACACACCCTGCGGTATGCCTGGCTGAAACAGGCCAGACTGTCTGCCTTTGGCAATAGGATAATCACCGTTATGTTCAGTAGTGATAAAACCACTATTCATCAATTCCACCATATTAAGGATGTGCGAGTGCCTGACGTACTCATGCCATTTGTACAAAAATGTGTTCAAAAAATGTGATTACTTAGATAACTTCAAGTACTTCGGAAACTGACTGACAACGACTTTAATATGATTCATTGCTTTGATCAGAGCCTGTTTTTCCTCTTGGGTAAAATGTTCAAGCTCACTCTCGTGGAGTGCACGCGGAATATTTGCCAAATAAAAAATGGCGGATAATGCCCGCTTGTTCTCTTCGTAATAACTGTCCTTTTTGTCGCGCATATCAGCAAAAAACCGGTTTAACTCTTTTTCATCGTCACCCCAGTATATTGCCCTGATCCGCGACAAATGGTTCAACCCTTCCAGCCGTTGGCCGAGGTTAATCTGGGCAAATTTTTCTTTTTCCGTATTCGCCATTTTTTCCCTCACCGTTTTACCTCCAGCACTCTTCCCAGAATCCCTCAAACCATCCCCAAATCGCTGTCGATATCAAGTATAAAGATTGAAATCTGGACGTTCATGATGCAATATCTCTCAATGGTTTTCAGCTTAACCAATCCGGGCTCATGAAAGATCTCAATTCAAGAACTTTTATGAGATACTAATACCCATTATCTGTACTGTCAATGAAAAACACCAATATTGAGATAAAAATGGGGGCTGATAGTGGGGGAAGACCCGCTATTGAGCGTCTTGTCCGCGCGTATGGATTTAAGTCACGCCAAGCCCTGAGTGACCATTTGGGCGTTTCCAAAAGCACAATGGCAAACCGCTATCTTCGTGATAGCTTTCCAGCGGATTGGATCATCCAGTGTAATCTCGAAACTGGCGCTTCACTGCTGTGGTTAAGCACAGGTCAGGGAGAGATGTTTCCGGATGGAGAGAGTGGCAAAACAGAACGGCTGGAAGATATCATTGCGCCATCAATTCCTCGTATAAAGTTATCGGGAGGTAAACTGAACGAGGCCAATCCTGTGATCTTGGACAGCGAATTGATTTCTAAAGAACTTAACAACCCGTTGGTTGTTGATGATGGCGTGACATGGTATCTGCTTGATGCTCAGGGAAACAATATTCAGGATGGCTTATGGCTGGTGGATATCGAAGGTATGCACAGTATCAAGAGGATTGCCAAAATTCCTGTCAGTAAAATCCGTGTCAGCGATGATGACGTCACTTTTGACTGTTCAGTCAGCGATATTCAATTCATCGGTCGCGTGGCTCTGGTGATATCCAGACAATAGCGATCTGGGCGACAAAATGGTTTTCATCAAGGCTATCCCGACAAGCAGGATAACCTTGATGATGTTTACCCCATGATGCCATCAACTTGAACGCCGAATCCGATATAGAACATGCTCTCTCAATCGATGACCTTCCGGCACTAAAGGATGTAGAAATGTTTTTTCGTCTCTGATCATGCCCAGTTTTTTCATCACGCTTTCTGAGCGGTAATTAAGTACGGAAGTAAGTGCTACAACTTCATCCAATCCCACTTCTGTAAACGCGAAATCAAAAATCCTACGAGCCGCTTCACACGTATAGCCTTTGCCCCAAAAGGGTTTATCAAGCTGCCAGCCAATTTCGACACAGGGATAACAGGGTAACTCATCACTGGGAATATTCAGCCCAATCATGCCGATGAACTCACCATCCTGTTTTCGCTCAACAGCCCACAACCCCCAGCCACCTTGCGTTTCAAACTTACGGATCAAATTATCAACAAAAGTATTATTTTGTTCTTTATTCGGTCTTTTTAAAAAAAACTCCATCACTTCAGGATTGCTATTTAAGCGAAAGAAAGGCTCACGATCTTCTTCTTTCCAGCCACGGAGTAGCAATCTTTCTGTTTCCAGTGTGATAATCAT